GCTTATCAAGATACTCTTGCTAAGTGGAACCTGTATCTTTTTGATGGGTTTGGGTCTTTTGATCCTGATGTCATCTACAACCGAATTGAGTACCTTGCCACCGGGCTTGAGGTGCGTTGCGTATTCCTTGATCACCTCTCAATCCTGCTCAGCGGGCTTGACGGAGATGAGCGCAGGATGATCGACACAACCATGACCAAGCTACGGTCATTGGTTGAACGCACTGGTATTTCTTTGTTCCTTGTTTCCCACCTTCGCAGAACATCCAATGACACCAACCACGAAGAAGGAGCCCGTGTCACCCTCGGACAACTACGAGGTTCGGCAGCTATTGCTCAACTGTCAGATGCAGTTATTGCACTTGAACGGGACCAGCAGGCGGATCGAGGAGCGGGTGGAACAACTGTTAGAGTGCTTAAAAACCGTTACTCAGGAGAAGTAGGCGTTGCCTGCCATCTTGACTATGATCTTGACACCTGTAAATTCCATGAAACTGAACCCGAGCCTGAGTTCGACCCAACAACAGATTTCTGAATCAGAGATTGAACATCCTTGGCTGCCTCATCCTCCTAACCCTCCCACTGAGGAAATGATCCGTAAGGCACAGTTTGTTGACAAAACATATGTCTGGAAGGAGCGATCGAAGGCGCGTTAAGCTTCTCGCTTACAATCTAATGTTCAACGGGTTGATCTTTGTGACCAACCTTTTTATTGTTGCTGGAGTTGTTCGCCACTGGAATGACTAAACTCGCTTATGACATTGAGACAGATGGGTTTGACTCGACGGTCATTCACTGCCTTGTTACGCAAGACTTGGACACTGGTCAAGTATTGCAGTACAATGATCGAGGAGGTGATTGTTACCCTGTTAGTACTGGGATCAATTACCTTGCTGAGGCAGACATCATTGTTGCTCACAATGGTATCGGCTACGATACACCACAGATCAAAAAGCATTACCCGTTTTTTGACCACCATCATCAAATCGACACGCTAATCCTAAGCAGATTCTTTCACACTGACCTTCTTGACAAGGACCTAAAGCTCAAGCGTCCTATGATGCCTGCTAAGCTGTATGGGTCACACAGTCTTGAAGCCTGGGGTCACCGCCTCAAGTGTCACAAAGGTGAGTTTGCTAAGCACACTGACTGGAGTGAATGGTCACAAGAGATGCAGGATTACTGCGTTCAAGACGTCGCTGTTCTTGTCCAACTATGGGAACATTTCCAATCTTTAACGAAGCAATTAAGCTCGAACACCAAATCGCGGAGATGATGGCCGCTCAGGAGGCCGTAGGATGGCCCTTTGACATCCGTGCTGCCCAAGAGCTAGAGAACACCCTTTTAAACCGCGTAGAGGCGCTTAGAGCGAAGGCTCAGAGCCTTTGCTGGTGTGTTCCTGGTAACCTGTTCACGCCTAAACGCGATAACAAGACTCAAGGCTATGTAGCTGGTGCAGAAATGCAACGGCTCAAGGAGTTCAACCCAAGTAGCCGTGAGCACATTGCGTGGTTCTTCAAAACATTCCAAAATTGGAAACCACAAAAGCTTACCGAGACCGGTAAGGCTGTAATTGATGAAGTCGTTCTCAAAGAGATCGGCACGGAAGAAGCGTTGTTATTCCTGGAGATTCTTGAGACACAGAAGAAACTCGGAATGCTGTCGCAAGGCAACAACGCATGGTTGAAGTTGGTCAAGAATGGCAGGCTTCACCATTCCTGCTTTATCGGGGCTGCCACACATCGTATGGCGCATTCACGTCCCAACTTGGCGCAGGTAAGCAGCGATGCTGACTGCCGCTCATTGTTCATTACTCGTCCAGGCTGGAAACTAGTTGATAGCGACCTAGCAGGGATCGAGCTTCGCATATTTGCCCACTACTTAGCCAAGTATGACCAGGGTGAGTATGCTCACATCCTACTCAATGATGACATCCATCAAGTTAATGCTGACAAGATTGGCATCTCGCGTCGAGCGGTTAAGACGGTCACCTACGCTTTCCTATACGGTGCGTCGGACACTAAGATTGGTCTCAGCTACGATTCACAGCTGTCTAACGAGCAGGCCAAGTCGAAGGGCGCAGAGATTCGTCGAGCGTACCTTGACGCCATTACGGGTCTGGAAACGCTCGTTAAAGCAGTCAAAGCAAAGGCGAAAAGTCATGGATACATACAATCCATCGACGGTCGCCATATCAATGTTGACTCGCCGCATAAAGCCCTGAATTTCTTGCTTCAGTCATCGGCTGGCGTTTTAGCAAAGCGGTGGCTACTCATCACTGATCAACGCTTGCAAGGTATTGAGCATGAAAGGTACGCCTTTGTGCATGACGAGCAAGCGTTAGGATGTCCCCCAGATGTGGCTGAACAAGTCGCATCAATCTGCACCACATCAGCTGCTATGGCTGGTGAATACTACAAGCTACGACTCCCTATTGATGCTGACGCTAAGATCGGCATGAATTGGGCAGAGGTACACTAATGCTACTACTTGACACCGACTATCTTGCTTACAAGGCGTCTCAAGCATGTGAAGAGGGTATTGATTTTGGCGATGACGTCATTATCACCCAATCCAACTTCAGTGAAGTGCTGAAGGTGTTTGAGCGTGAGCTTGATAAGATTATGACCGCTATGATGGATTACGATGTAATCCTCTATTTCTCTAGCTCTGAAAATTTTAGGAAAAAAATTTACCCTGATTACAAGGGTCATCGAAACCGACGTAAGCCCCTGGGCTACAAACGTTTGGTAAACTGGTGTAAGGACAACTTCCAAACCGTTGTCCGTGACAGCTTGGAAGCAGACGATGCCCTAGGCATTGATGCTACTGGTCATCAACTAGATGATCAACCAATCATCGTTAGTCCAGACAAGGACATGCGTCAGATCCCTGGTGTTCTATGGGACATGAAGGGTGACGTGGAGGAGATAACTAAAGAAGATGGAGATCGTTGGCACTTGATCCAGGCTCTTGCTGGTGACCCTACTGATGGGTATCCTGGCTGTCCTGGCATTGGCGTGAAGCGTGCAGCTGATCTCATTGACAAGCATGACTTTCCATGGGAAGCTGTGTGCCAAGCCTTTCGAGAGCGAGGATTGTCAGACGACGATGCTCTGCTTAACGCTCGGCTTGCTAAAATCTTACAAGCTGAGGACTATGACTTCATCTCAAAAGCCCCAATACTTTGGACCCCCACCTCCTGTCCTGGAGCTGACAATCGAGCAGCAGTTCAAGCTGCGTCAGATTGAGGATGCTCTGAGCCATCCTGACACTGCTAAGGAAGACATCATCATTGTTTTCATGGCTCTTCAACGACAGTGCTTTACACTTTCCAACTGCGTTTCCAACCTAGTTGCCAAATGGCCAACACCAACAACTCAGGACCAACCTACTATCGTAGAGGATCTATTCAAGTTTGGGACTTCATCCGAGACCAAGGACTGAACTTCCATCTCGGCAATGCTATTAAATACATTTGCCGTGCGGGATACAAAGAGTCCCGTGTGTCTGATCTTCGCAAAGCAATCCACTACCTACAGAACGAACTCGAAAATGAAATCCTTCATCAGCGAACAGGCGAAAGAGTTTCGCCGTGGTTTCCAGGTGACGAACAGTACGAAGCCAGCTTCACGGACTGGACAACGGACTTTGATCGTTGAAGAGTTCAAAGAGTTTCTGGATGCTGACAACCAACTGCTAACTGATTTTAAAATTAACTCAGCTGACTGCCTTAAGGAGTTGGCTGACCTTGTGTACGTGTGTTATCAATATGCTGAGAACCTGGGCTGGGATCTTGATGAAGCTCTCGACCGTGTGCACAAAAGCAACATGACCAAGCTCGGTGAAGATGGTAAACCCATCCGCCGAGAAGATGGCAAGGTTCTGAAAGGACCTAACTACCAACCCCCTACCCTGACTGACCTCGTTTAAAATGTCTACTGATCTGATCGCTCGCACCGGTCGTGTACAAAACTGGATGGATGATCCAAACTCTCGTCTACCCGTATCGTGTACTGTCTTTGTTGTTGAAGACAGCATGGAGGGACCGGAGGGCATCGAAGCATCTTGGCGATTTGCTAGCCACGCTCTCCGAAATGGAGCAGGAGTGGCGATTCACCTTTCCAAACTCCGACCCAAGGGAGCTGAGAATGGCAAAGGCTTGGTTGCTTCTGGCCCAGTCTCGTTTGCAAAAATCTACTCCGTGCTTAACGAAACACTACGAAGAGGTGGCGTCTATAAAAACGGAGCTGTAGTTATCCACCTCGATCTAAAGCACCCTGACATTCTTGAGTTCATCAATGCTAATCGTGCCGAGCTACCTTGGGTCAAACGTTGCGTTGACATTAACGAGTATTGGTGGGCTGAAGCGACTGATCAAGTCCGCGCTGCTCTCCTTTCTGCAATCAAGAAAGGTGATGTTTGGCTGAACAAAACTAAAGTTGACGCTAAAGGTAAGCGAATCTATGGCAATGTATGCTTGGAAGTCTATCTGCCCTCACGAGGCACTTGTTTACTACAGCATGTCAACCTCGGTGGCTGCGAATACGGTGACGTTGAGGCTGCGTTTACCCGAGGAATGTCCGAGCTGTGCGAGCTGCACTCCCGAACAGGTGTGGGAGACACTGGAGAATACCTCCCTTCTCAAACAGATCGCCAAGTTGGTCTCGGAATGCTTGGACTCGCCAACTTCCTACGGCGGAACGGAGTAACCTACGCAGAGTTTGGCGATGCTCTTGAGCGTGTGAACAATGATCAAGTCAGCCATTCCTCGGCTGATCTGCTTGCCAACGCTCTGAAGCGTGGCGTTAATATCGCTGCGCAAATCGCACGTGCAAATAAGATGGCTCGTGCATTTGCCATTGCACCGACCGCTAGCTGCTCCTACCGTTACAAGGATCTGGACGGCTACACCACCTGCCCTGAGATTGCTCCTCCCATTTCTAATGAGGTGGATCGAGACAGTGGTACGTTTGGTGTTGAACACTACGAATATGGTAACGTTGAGATCGCTAGCCAGGTTGGCTGGGAAGCGTATCGAAAGGTTGCCGATAACATCATGGTCCTGTTGGAATCAACCGGACTGTTGCATGGGTATTCCATGAATAGCTGGAGCGACGTCGTGACCTACGACCAATCCTTCATCGAAGAGTGGCTCACTAGTCCACAGACTTCTCTCTACTATTCTCTACAAGTCATGCCTGACACTCAAGACAAGAGTGATGCCATGGCTGCACTGGATGAGTTTGATGAGGAGTTCTGGAATGAGTATGAGTCATTCTCTAAAGAACCTGAATGTGATTGTGCAGAATGAACCCTTATCAAAAACTTCTTTCCCGTAAACGTTCCTGGACACCTGTTCAGGTAGAGGCTGGGACCTTTGCTCCTGGCTCTGAAGAAGCCATGCTGCGGGCTCTCTCGGTTCGTAACCTTGAGATCCCCGTAGGTGACTTCATTAAAAATGCTCTCAAAAAAGATTATCCTGCTGCTGCCCAAGAGGTATTGGAAAGCAACATTAAGGATGAAGAGAAACATGACCTCGCTCTTGATTACATCGCTCGTGCTCATAAGCTGGAAGATATCCCGGAAGCTTCCCGCATCCAGAAAGCATGGATCGAGTCTCCCGAACATCCCGTGCTCAAGGCAATGGTGCTTGAACGGTCAGTGTTCTTTGTGCTGCTCCCCTTCTTTAGATGGAACGGGGATGCAGGATGCCGCACTGTCTCAGCTGATATCTCACGAGACGAACAAGTCCATGTTGCGGTCAACTCTCTCGTCTGCAAAGAGCTTGGGCTCCAAGTTACACAGAACCTTGACAAGCTTCGTAAAGCAACGGTAGCTTGGATCATGCAACCTCTCAGTTCCAACACTGAGAACCCTTACCTTGACCGCGAGTTCTGGCTTAAACAATCGGACAGCCTTCTCTACAACGGGAAGGCAGAGGGTCTGATTGCTACCCGTCGTGCTCGTATGCCCGCATTCTTTGAGCACTCAAATGTCAATCTTCCTGAGTACGGCTGAATACGATCGGCTGTTAGAGGAATTAGATGAACTATTTCCTGACCAATTTCCTGACTACCAGCTCAGTGAGAAAGAAATTTCTTTTCGAGCTGGCCAAGTGTCAGTTGTTAGGTTCCTAAAAGAAAAACTATCATCGGAGAATTAACCATGTGTTTTGGAGGAGGAGGCGGCTCATCGCCAGCCCCAGCACCACCACCACCCCCACCGGCTCCCCCGCCGCCGCCGGCTCCTGTGCCTCTGCCGCCCCCGGCACCGCCCCCGCAGGCTACTGCTCCTCAGCAGACTAGCTTGGAGAGCAGCCGTATGCGTGCAGGTAGTGCAGATGTAGAGGCACGGCGTCGTCAGCGTGAAGGCACTTCTCGTTTGAAGAAGAAAGTTCCGCCTAAGAAACAAGGCTTGCGTGCTGAGGCTCAGCCCACAGCTCAAGGTCCTACCGCCCCTGGTGGTGGTGGCGTGAACTACGGTGGCCAGGTGTCTGGCTCTGGTATGTCCCTTAACATTCAAAAACCTAAATAATGAAAAGCGCACGGCAACGTTACCATGAACTAACGAGTGGCCGTACCGCATTTCTTGACATTGCACTTGAGTGTGCAAAGCTAACTATTCCTACGCTGCTTATGCACGAGGAGACGACAACCGACTACACTCGGTTCAAGACTCCTTGGCAATCAGTAGGAGCAAAGGGGGTAGTGACTCTGGCATCTAAGTTGATGCTGGGGTTGCTGCCTCCTTCTACTTCGTTCTTCAAACTCCAACTGGATGACTCCAAGCTGGGAGTTGAGATTCCTGCTGAAGCAAAGAGCGAACTGGATCTAAGCTTTGCTAAGATTGAACGCATGATCATGGAAAGCATTGCTGCTTCTACTGATCGTGTTCAAATCTTCTCAGCGATTAAGCATCTTGTGGTCACTGGTAATGCCCTCTTGTACATGAACAAGGACGGCATGAAGATGTATCCGCTTAATCGTTACGTGGTGGAGAGGGACGGTAACGGTAACGTGACTGAGATTGTTACTCGGGAACGAGTCAATCGTAAACTTCTTGGTCCTGAATTTGAAAACCCCAAACAGCTTAGCGTTGTAGATAACAGCGTAGGCAGTAAGTTTGAAAAAGATGTAGATGTATACACCTGTGTCAAACTGACAAAGAAAGGGTGGACTTGGTATCAGGAAGCTGATGACAAAGTTCTTCCTAACAGCTATGGCAAAGCTCCTAAAGACAAGAGCCCTTGGCTTCCCCTCCGCTTCGTAACCGTTGATGGAGAGGACTACGGGCGTTCTAGAGTTGAAGAGTTCCTTGGGGACCTCCGCTCTCTTGAAGCCCTCATGCAGGCGCTTGTAGAGGGCTCTGCTGCAGCTGCTAAAGTTGTGTTTACTGTTTCTCCTAGCTCTACCACCAAGCCTGCTTCCCTAGCGAATGCAGGTAATGGTGCTATCATCCAAGGACGCCCTGATGATATCGGGGTTGTTCAGGTTCAAAAGCAAGCGGACTTCCGCACTGCCTTTGACCTCGCTGGTGTGCTGGAGAAGCGCATCTCTGAAGCATTCCTGATTCTGAATGTACGTCAGTCTGAACGGACTACTGCTGAAGAAGTTAGAATGACTCAGATGGAACTAGAGCAGCAGCTGGGTGGCTTGTTCTCCCTGCTGACTAGCGAGTTCCTCATCCCTTACCTTAATCGTAAGATGCTCGACCTGACTCGGAGCAAGCAGATCCCTGCTCTCCCTAAAGGTTTAGTCAATCCTACGATTGTTGCAGGTATCAATGCATTGGGTCGTGGACAGGATCGGGAATCCCTGATTCAGTTTGTGACTACCATTGCACAGACCATGGGACCTGAAGCTTTGCAACAGTTCCTAAACCCTGATGAAGCTATCAAACGTCTGGCTGCTGCTCAAGGTATTGACATCCTTAACCTTGTCAAAGGTATGGAACAGATCAAAGGCGAACAGCAACAGGCTATGCAGAAGCAGATGCAGATGTCTATGGTTAACCAGTCTGCACAGATGCTCAGTGCTCCACTCATGGATCCTTCTAAGAATCCTCAAGCAGTGGAAGCTGTGCAAGCTGCTATGCAGAACCCTGCTTTACAGCAAGGTATCTCTAACATGGCAGGTCAACCTCAACAACCGCCCGCTTAATTTAACTAGCACCATTTATGGCAATCAACATTTCATACGATCCATCTGACGATCCTGAAGCTATTGCAGCTCGTGAAGCTGAAGACGCTGACTCTCTTGAAGTTGGGGAGCAGATGCTTAAAGACCAGCAGGAACTTCTTGCTGGCAAATACAAGAATGCTGAAGAGCTTGAGAAAGCTTACATGGAACTTCAGCAACGCTTTGGCAGAGGCGAAGAAGAGTCTGAAGAAGTCGAAGAAGGTGAAGTAGAAGAGTCAGCTGATGACGGCTACGAACGCTACGACGAAGAAGGCTACGTTAACTTTGATGCTGTCAAAGAAGCTTACGGTGACAACCTTGCTGATGTATTTCAAGAGGCAGGTATTGATCCGTGGGACATGAATGACCACTTCTATCAGAACGATGGTACTCTCACCAATGAGATGTACGATCAACTGAACGAGGCAGGTTTCAGTGATGAAGTCATTGACGCTTACCTTGGTGGCCTCCGTAGTCAAATGGGTTACGACGACTCTGAAGCCGTTGCCCTTTCAGATTCTGAGATCAGTCAGATCAAAAACATTGCGGGCGGTGAAGATGGATACGCACGCCTTGTTGATTGGGCAGGTCAGAATCTGCCACAAGAAGACATCGAAGCATTCGATGAAGTTATTAACACCGCAAACCAAGCCGCTGTACGATTTGCAGTGAAAGCACTTATGTCTCAATACGAAGATGCCATGGGTCGAGATCCTGAACTTGTGACTGGTAAACAATCCAGCCAAGGAGAGGGCTATCGTAGTATGGCAGAAGTTGTACGCGATATGTCCGACTCAAGGTATGATACGGATGAGGCTTACCGCATGGATGTCATGCGTAAACTTGAACGATCTAACCTTAAAGTTTGATGACTGTACTTACTCAACAGGCTCCCAGCTCATCCTGGGAGTCTTTTTGTGACTGGGTAACCAGCACTAACAACCGTCTTTATGTTGGTTGGTTCGGGGTCCTCATGATCCCCTGCCTGTTGGCAGCAACCATTTGTTTTATTCTGGCCTTTGTTGCCGCTCCACCTGTTGACATTGATGGAATCCGCGAACCCGTTGCGGGATCCTTGTTGTATGGAAACAACATCATATCAGGAGCCGTCGTTCCGAGCAGCAATGCCATCGGACTACACTTCTACCCAATTTGGGAAGCTGCTTCACTTGATGAATGGCTGTACAACGGGGGTCCATTCCAACTCACAGTTTTCCACTTCCTCATTGGCGTCTATGCTTACATGGGACGAGAGTGGGAACTTAGCTATCGACTAGGGATGAGGCCCTGGATCTTTGTTGCTTACTCTGCTCCGGTCGCTGCTGCGACTGCCGTCTTCCTTGTTTACCCGTTTGGACAAGGTTCTTTTTCAGATGCTATGCCCTTGGGGATATCCGGCACCTTCAACTACATGCTGGTGTTCCAGGCT